GGTGCCGTCGAATTATATTTCTAGGTGTACCGACCTGTAAGGGGCTTCCATATTCTTAAAATGATCTAGGTGACGTCGCAGCACAAAAAACGAACACAATACAGCAGTTTACAAATACGGCAATCTAAGCGCACTTTTTTTATGAATTGTTAATAAGATCAAAAGATAAAAGTTAATTAATTAAAGGGATTAAAAACTTTTAAAAACATGAGTGAAGATAACGAAGATTTTGGTGTTTGGAATACAACACAAGTTGCAATGATGCTTGGCATCTCGCCGCAAGTCGTTAATGAACACGCTCGAAATGGTGTCATTCCAAAAATCGGACGTGGCAAATTTAATCCGATCAAAGCGGTGTCGTCTTATTGTAAATGGTGCAGGGGCCAACGTGACGAAGCAACCGGATCAGGTAAATCACTAACCGCCGCGCGAACGGAATTGGCACAAGAGGACACGAGACTAAAACGCTTACAAGCTGAAAAACTTGAAGGCAAACTTTGCGACATTGATTTGATACTTGATGCAGAAAACAAATTGTTGTCCGGCATATCAAACATAATTCGCAATAGCGATATCGATGAAGCTCGCAAAGAAGATATATTCACCGCAATCCGGGATCATGGCGATAAATGGAAGGAAGAAATGACAGAATGAAACCGTCGTTTTATAATTATATATCTGGAGCATACCGCATTAATCGTCGTTGCCATCGATTTCGTGCAAGCATGCCGGCGACACAATGGGCTGAAGAAGTTCGTCGAATGGAGGGCGGCAAGCGTTACCGTTTTGACTTTGCACCATATCAAAAAGAAATGATGAAAACGCCGTTTGATCCGGATGTTCAAATGACGGTTTTCCAATTAGCGTCACGACTTGGAAAGACTGAAGTTTGTATGAACATAATTGGTCATTCAATTGATGAAGCTCCGCGAAAAATATTGGCTTTATATCCGACAACCTCACAAGCTGAAAAATGGTCAAAAGAAACACTTGAAAAAGAATTGTTTGAATCAACTCCAAGTTTGCAATGGTTGGTTCGCGGTGGCCGGCGTAATTCAAGCAACACCATACTGCACAAACTTTTTCCAGGAGGGCTGATAAATATATTTGGAGGCAATGCGCCCGGTGAACTTAGGAGAGCCAAAGGAAACTTGCTTTTTGCTGATGAGGTTGACGCATTGCAAGCAAGCGAAGGTCGACGCGACGAAGGTGATCAACTGTCGATTCTTTGGATGCGTGGCAGTGAGTACCGCGACACAATCAGGATTGCCGCAAGTTATCCAAGTGAAGAGGGACAAAGTCGCATTGCGCAACTAATGGAAAATTCAGATTATCGCAAATGGATAACACCATGCGCGGAATGTGGTGAAGAATTTGTGATGTTACGCGAACACGTTAAATATGAAAAAGAAAAACCAGAAAACGCCATAATGGTTTGTCCAATAAACGGATGTCATTTGAACGATGATCAACGACGTGAAATGGTTATCAATGGACACTGGCAAGCAACCGCTAAATTTAACGGTGTTGCCGGCTTTTGGGGAAATGGAATGATGTCACCGCATCCAGTGCAGAAAGGTTTTAAAAGTCATTTGCATTGGATAGCACAAAAAGAAATTGAGATTGAGCAAGCTGATAATCCAGATCGGGCGCGACATGTGTTTGTTAATACCTTTGACGCTGATCCATACAAACCGGAACGAGTAGAAGCACCGGAGCCTGACAAATTACTGCAAAGGATCGAGGATTACCAACCGCGCGTTATGTTGCCGGAAGGCGTTTTAATTATTACCGCCGGCGTTGACGTACAAAAACGATGGCTTGAATCGACTGTTTGGGGATGGGGTGAAAATAAAGAATCTTGGTTGCTTGATCATTTCACCATCAACGGCGCACCAGATGATCCGGGAACGTGGTCAGAACTTGAACGCACTTTGGCAAATTGTCGTTATCCACATCCGTATGGAACAGAGTTGGCATTATTTGAAGCCGGTTCGCGTGTGTTTGTAGATGCCGGTCATTGGGATCAACATGTTTTGCCTTGGACATTTTCAAAACAAAAACTTGGAGTTGCAGCTTGTCAGGGATCGCCAACCATTAATGCACCAATACTTGGCAAGCCAAGGTTGGCACATAACCCTAGAGCGCAAATCTGGAGTTTGGGCGTTAATCAAAGCAAAGATATTTTATATCGAAGATTAACTTTAGATCCGCCAAATGATGGCGTTTCATTTCCGCCCGGATTTATTCATTTAAACAAATCAGCAACGCCACAATTTATTGAAGGATTGACGGCAGAATATGGCAAAGAAGAACGTTACCGCGGTGAAGTCTTTATTCGGTACGTTTGCGAAAACTCAAAACGTAATGAGGTTTTAGATACTACAGTGTATGCACATGCTGCCAAAGAAGCCATTCGACCGCGATTTGAAAAGATTAAAGAAAATCTAAAAAACAAAACTCAAGAAACCAAACCAAAAACAAAACGACCAATGCGGAAGCGGCCCGGTCGTGGATTTATTGGAGGTTTTAATTGATGGAGTCTTTGCAAAGTTTAGAGAAAAGTCTGACTGGCGAACAGCGTTTGCATTTAAACATTTTAATACAAGCTCGCGAGGATTTTGTGATTGCGCGTGATCATGAATACATTGACGAAAATGGTTACATTGATGAATCCGCTTTTCGATACAAAGGTAAAGGCAAGCAATTAGTCGGAGGTTTTAACACACCGATGACCGTCACTGGACTGTATGAATTAGCTTTGTACTGGAGAAGCGGCGCACCATTGCTTTCGATCAATGCACTAGGCATTCCAGACATTGACGCATTTGGATTTTTAAAACGATTAAACAAAGCAGCAAAAAACAGAACGCGCTTACCGTCACGCATGCCGCTCGACACACTATGAGAAAAATCAATATTGATTTAGATGCAATTGAAATATTAAGAAGATCGGCAGAGTCGACGCCGGGAACTTTAGCGACTTACATATCATTAAGAGAAATTGCAACAGCTTGTGAATCACCTGATTTTTATACCTCAATTGAGGAAATACGATCAAGATCACTAACTAGCGACAGATGGTGTCGACGCAATTTGGAACTAATGGAACGCAAGCGATTGATTGACAAATACAAAACCGCCAACGGTCTTAGGATTAGAATTTTAAAAGTTGCAAAGGCGTGATCTATCGTATTGACCGACCGGCACTATTATAATTTGTGGCCGATACTGCTCCAAAATCAACAATACACGCCGGTGATTCTTTTGATTGGGAATCTGATTTTTCTGATTACCCTGCAAATGACTCATGGGAGGCAATAGCAGTTTTTCAAAAACCCGGTAATCAACCAGTAAAAGTAATTGCCACGACATCCGGAACCAAGTTTGTGTTTACAATAACCGCCGGCGAATGTGCTTTGTTAGAGCCTGGAAAATGGAATTGGGCAATTCGAGTTAATAAAACAACAACAAGTAAAACCGTACAAACTGGATCAACAGAAATCAGACCAAATCCTGAAGCCGCTTATGTTGAGAGTTACAACGAAAAATGTTTGCGGTTAGTTAAAGCAGCAATTGAAAACCGTCTTGAAGATGTTCAAGAATCAATTTCGATTTTGGGTCAGGACATTACAAAGGTTCCGGCTATTGAGCTTGAGCGTATGCTTGATCGTTTTCAAATGCGTGTTAATCGCGAACACAAACAAAAACAATTGCTTACTGAAAACAAGCGTCGCCGTAAAGGTCGAATAATTTTAAAAGGCTAATGAATAGTAAATATTATTTTAATCCTAAAAACGGCAAGTTGACTTTACGCGAGACAAAAAAACGCGGATATGCTGCGGTCACATCGCAACAATTACAAGAGGGTTGGATTGCTAGTTTATCAAATGCCAACACTGAATTGCGTGGTGGATTGGCTAGATTAAGAAACATGACGCGCGACCTTGAAAGGTCGAATCCGTATGTTGTCAGGTTTTTAAATGAATGGGTGACTAACATTGTTGGATCAGGTTTTACTTTTCAATCATTAGCAACTAACGCCGCCGGCAGAGATGACGAACAAGCACGGTCAATAATCGAAGAGGCGTGGGAAGAATGGAAAAAGCCGCGTAACTGTTGCGCATCAAAGGACATGAGTTATTGCGAGTTTAAAGCATTAACTGAAAGATCAATTGCGCGAGACGGTGGTATTTTAATTCAAAAGCTGCGCGGATTTGATAATGATTACAATTTTGCGTTGCGTGTCTTAGAAATCGACAGATTAGATTTAGATTACAACGTCAACAATTTGGAAAACGGAAACCGGATTGTAATGGGTAAAGAATTAAACCGGTATGACGAAGCTATTGCATATCATTTATTAGGTGATCATCCCGGCGAAACTTACAAAAGCTATGGCAAAAAAAGAACGCGAGTGCCGGCGGATCAGATTATTCATCGCTTTTATCGCAATCGTGCAGAAGCATCACACGCCGATCCATTAATAACAAGTGCCATTATACAATTACGACACCTTGAAAAATATGAAGAAGCTGAAAGCATAGCCGCAAGAATCAGTGCAAGCTCAACAGTTGCCATTGAGCGCGATTCCTCGATGCCTTATGAGGGAGATGAATATTTTGATCAAGAATTAACACCCGGCGGCAAATGGGATTTGGAACCGGGAGAAAAAGCAACGCTTTTAAATCCAACACATCCAAACGCAAATTATGACGGTTTCCGCTCTGGCGTTTTAAAAGGTGTTTCCGCCGGCTTGTTAATGTCTTATCCAACACTAGCACAAGATTATGGTGGGGTTAATTACAGTTCATTACGTGAATCCAAGTTAAACATTAAAGCACTGACAAAATGCTATCGTCGTTTGAATATAGAAAATGAAGAAGAACCAATATTTCGTGCTTGGTTGGGAACGGCATTAAGAACTGGAGCCATAAAACTACCGGCATCTAATTTTAATAACTTTGCAAAAGGTTCATTTACTGGGGCCGGCTTTGAATGGGTAGATCCGGCGCGTGAAATAAGCGCATTAAAAACTGAATTAGAAATTGGTGCAACTTCATTAAGTCGTGCAGTTAAAGAAAGGCTTGGTGTTTCTCTTGATGTCATTATTGCAGAAAGAAAAAGAGACGCAGAAGCATTTGAAAAAGCAGGTTTGCCAGTACCGGTTGAAATTAATCCAAATCCAATTGCTATCCAATCAGGTGATTCAGACATGCCAAGCGTTGAAGGTTTAATAAATATTAAAGAACAAGCTGACACATACGGTGTTGGTGTTCGTGCCGGTATGATTACCGCACAAAAAACTGACGAAGAAAACTTTCGAGAAAAAGCCGGTTTGCCGCAAATGTCACCGGAAGCCGAAGATGCTTGGAAAGAAGATGGCGGAATTAGACGACCAGTCACATTACAAAGTCAAACCGCATTTGAAGCGGCACAAGAGGACATTGAGGAAGACTGATCTATCCGTTTATCAAAATTAGCCGAATTTAAATAAATAATGCAAACAGCTTACAGAACAATCAAAATTGAAAGAGATCAACGCGACGAATTACCGCGTGGTATTTTATCAACAGAACAAGCGGTGCCAATGTTTGATTGGAATCGTGGTGAGTTTATTCCCGAAGTTATTTTAATGAGTGGAATGTTGCAGCGTGGTGAGACAATAAAACTTTTAGATACACACAACACTGATTCCGTTCGTTCAGTATTAGGATCATTTGTTGATTTACAAGTTAAGCAAGCCGGAGAAAGAAACGTCCCACATCGATTTGTTGATGGTGAAATAAGAGTTTCAAAAACGGAACCAGACATTCAAACCAAACTTGAAGAGGGTCACATAAATGAAATGTCTATTGGTTATCGTTATGATGATGACGAAACTATTTATTTAAAAAAAGGCGAGAGAAAAATTATTGAAGGCAAAGAGTACGAAGGCCCGATAAACATCCGCACAAAATGGGAAGCACAAGAAGCATCACTTGTTCCAATCGGTGCAGATGATCAAGCGCAAATACGAGGATTTAAGAGCATTGAAGAAGCTCAAAAAATGATTTCACAAAAGCGAAGCGAAGAAACCAACAGCGACAGCGTGACACCTGAAGTTGAAGAGATCAATGACAAGATCGAGGAATCTGATCCAGAGCCAAAAAGTGAAACCGAAACTAAACAACAACAACCAACCATATTTATTAACATGGATCAAAAAATTGATGATGCTGTTGAAGAGAAAGCAATTGAGGACGGAATAAAAGCCGGCCAAGATGCTTTTGATAAAAGAGCGGATGCAATCATGGCAATCGGTGAAGAAGTCGGTGACGCACAATGGGCGATCAACGAACTCAGATCCGGAAAGTCAGTTGAAGCCGTTCAAAGCGCAGCTATAAAAAAATTGAAGGAAGAAACTAAAAGCATCGGTGCAAAAACTGCCGAGCCTTTAGGACTTAGTAAAAAAGAGCAAAAACGTTATTCAATAACCAACGCCATGAAATCATTGATTTCTGGTCGTGGTGTTGAAGGACTTGAAAAAGAAGTTTCTGATGCAATCGCTGATCGTTGTGGACGCGAAACACATGGATTCTTTATTGCCGAACAACGTGACCTTGTCGCCGGAACTGCAACAGATGGTGCGGAACTTGTGCCAACTGATCATCGTGGCGGTGATTTTATTGATGCTTTAAGACCAAACATGGTCACACTGCAAGCCGGTGTGCGTGTTCTTAATGGCCTTACTGGTGACGTTTCTATTCCTAGAAAGTCAGCAACAACAACCGCAACTTTCCAAGAGGAAGTCGCCGGCCATTCAAACACAGAGCCACAGTTTGAGTCTCTCACATTAACACCAAGACATCTTGGAACTTACACTGATGTATCGAAACAGTTATTAGCTCAAGGTACACCAGACGTCGAAGCTCTTATTCGTGACGACCTTAATCAAGCAATTGCGGTTGCTTTGGATAAAGCAGTCATTCAAGGTCTAGGAGATGGTTCTAATCAGCCGCAAGGTGTAATCAATGCCAATAATGTTCCAGTAATTACAATTGCTGACAACAGTGGCGGTGAGCCAACCAAAGCTGAATTGCATAGTTTCCTTAAGTCTCTTGATGATAACAATGCTTTAACTGGAAATTGCTCATGGATTACAACACCAACAATTGCAGCAGCAGCCAAGCAAACTTTGCTTGATTCTGGTGTTAGTGGTTACCAGTGGGATATGAGCAGTAACACAATGTTGGGATATCCGGCATTCAGCACTGCAAACATTCCTGCGGAAAGGACAATATTTGGTGATTTCGATCAGTACATCCTTGGATTATTTCAGGGTATAGAGATTGTTTATGATCCGTTCTCAGGTGCGAAAAATAGATTGGTGACTTTTGTCCTTAATCTTATGTGTGATGGTGACGTACGTCAGCCACTTGCATTCGCAACATCTGACAATGGTGCGTAATTGTTTAATATTCATAATCGGGAGAGGGGAAACCCTCTCCCAAATTTATGACACTAACGACTGACAAATTTCAAGGGAACGAAAGTAATCTAATGATTAAAATTAAAATGCTTAAAAGCTGCGGTGCTAATGGTGAAGTATTAAGAAAAGGCGAAATTAAAGAAGTGCCGGAGTCGGTTGCGTATTCTTTAATAGCATATAAAAATGCAGAGCTTTGTACTGAAAAAGAAAAGCCAAAAGCAAAAAAGAAAGCAGCAAAAAAAGTTGCAAAGGCCAAGCCGCCTGTCGACGCTGAAAGATAATGAGCGAAGCGATTGCAAAAGCGATCAAATCGCAATTTGAATTTGCAAAACGCAACGGATCAAAATCACTAACGATTCAAGGCGTAACAGTGGACGCATTAATCGTTGAGCCGATTGAAACGTTAGGCGATCAGCGAAGAGGTCGACAGCGCGGCATGCGACGCGCAATTGTTGGTGTTTTAAAATCTGATTTATCAATCGTTCCTGTACCGGGAACAAGAGCCAGTCTTGATAATTGGAATTGTGTTGTCGCCGATGAGGGTGTTGAAGAAGAAGCCTTTGCGTATCGTATTCATCTTGTAAGTCCATGAGCATTGTTACAACACCGGCTGTTCTTGAATCTTTTGCAGAGAACAGAATTAAAACACTAATTGAGACACAAGTCACAAGAGTGCCGGACGTAAACATTTTGACCGGTCACACAATTGAAGATGATTCAATTGATCAAGAGGCTCCGGTTGTTGTCATAACCGTTGTAAGAGATGAAGAGGATATTCCCGGCACTGGTTGGTGGGCCTGTTCAATTGAGGTTGAACTTGATCCGCGTGATTTAGATGACGAATCAACAGATTCAACCATGCTAGAAATAGAAACCGCACTTGGTGACGGCGACGGTTCAAATAAAATTGAAGCACAATTAACTAATGGCCGACTTTTGTGCATGACTGGTTCTGTCTTTTATGACTCAGAACTTGCTTACAATCCAACAGCCAATGAACGAATCAGAACTTTTACTTTTAGCGCATCATTAGGTCTAACCGCCTCTTGATCTATCCAATCTTATAAAACCATATATTTTATTTATTATGCCATCACCAACTTATGTAGGAGCCGGAGCCAGTGGAATGCAAAAAGGCGTTGCCAATGCTGAAACCGGAATAAAAATTGATTCTTTTGATACTTCAGTATCAGACGAAAAAGCACTTGCCTATGATGAATATGGCGGTGTTTGTGGATTTGCTCATAAATTTAATCCAAGCATTACAATTTCTGTAAGTGGTGAAATGAGCAGTACGACAACCGGATTACCAGTTTCAGTATACGGAACAGCAATCACTTTTGCGAATGCTGCAAATGCAAAAATTACTGATGGTTCTGATGGTGGAGATGCACCCGGCGACGCTTATGCAGGAATTGACGCCGCCGGTGGTTTTTATTTAGAAGACATTTCATTTTCTGAAAGTCGTGATGGATTTAGAACGCTATCACTCACCGCAATAGCTTATCCCGGTCTAGCTTAAAATAAACAATTTGCCTACGGGCCAGCTTGAGTTGAAAGAAGATCAAATAAACAGTCTAAGAGACGGTCAATATATAACTGGCTCAACTGATCTTGCGGCGTCATTAATGGCTTGCGGTGTTGCGCCGTCAAAAGATTCGCCATGTACTAACACATACACCGACGACAAACCGTTTCGATCTGGTGTCCCTGGAAAAGTTCTTTATCATCTTGAACGTCATTCAAGCACGTTTAAATCTGAAGATGGTTCATTTATACCGGCGGATAAATTAGCCGGTGGGTTTGCATCAAAAGATGCTAATGAAAAACTCGATGAATTGATTGATCAAATTGACGACGAATTATTGCGTTGCAAAATACAAGCACAATTGCCGATTGCCATTATGAGCCATCACCGCGCGGCATTGGGCAATCGTCAAATCATTCGTAAATGGTGGCGTAAAGTAACGCCATACTTTTATGTCAAAAAAGGAAAGAAAAGATTTTTAATTTCTAAAGACGCAAAACAAACCGCCAGAAAATGGAACGCATAAAATGAGCTTATTTAACAAACCACAAATTTCTGAATTAGATCCAGATGATGCTTTTGAAGATTCTGACATGATGACATGGCAAGGCAAGCCGCTTTTCTGGTCGTTTCGACATTGGTATTTGTTTTTACCTATGATCAAAAGCGGTGGTGAAATGTGTGAATCGGAGCAAATAACTTTGGCACTTTGGATTGCAACACATGATGAACAACAAATAAAAGAATTGCGATCTAAGTACCGCCGCAATATGGACGAAGTTTTCGCCGATTTTGAAGAAGCACCAGAAAAACTTGGAGTTGAACCGGGATCAACGGCACTTGCAGAAGCCGGTGAAATCGTAACGCACTTGATTGAAAGTGTTACAGCGTCACAAGAGCAACTTGAAGAAAGTGACGATGATGAGGAGGACACCGGATCGCCGGGAAAGTAAGCAACGCCGCCGGATATGCTGCATCTTTGGCGCGAGTTTTGCCGGGACATCATTTAGATTATTATCTTGGACGCTTACCTTATGCGCAAGGTTTACAGCTTCAGAGCATTGATCTGGCTCGTAACGGCGTAAAATTTAATACACCGAAACAAAGCGATAAATCGTTTGATGACATAGCCGGAAAATAAGTGCCGAATCTATCCATTGAAACGCTTAGTGCTAATTTAATAATGTGCGTAAAATTGGTAAAACACATTTGAATCATAAGCAATGGATTCAGTCGATGAACAAATATGCCAAAGTAAAAAGACAGATGGATCATGATGAAATCTGTAATCACTTTGGAAGACAGGCGTGTTTGTGGGCGGTTAAGTACACACCAAAGGCGCGAAAGTCTGGATTTCTTGGTGAAGCCGCAAGACCAAAATTAAAAGGGGTTTCTGCAAAACGATTACGCGCAACCGGTCGTGCAAGTTTTTTTCATGCTTTGGTTTCAAAACCACATGGAAAACATAATGCACATCCACGCGGCCAAGGTAATTACAATCAAGCCTTAAAAATATTTAATGACCGACGTCGATCAATTGGTGCTAACGCGGCCGGATTTTTAAAGCCGGCCCAACAACTAGGAAAAACTTTAAAAACAAGAAAAGCCGTTTTAATTCCGGGAGCCAGTGCATCTCGCAGTTATGGCAAAAAATCAAAGGGTGGTCAAATGGCCGCTGTTGCTCACAACAATGTTGAAGGCTCTGGTGATGTTGCGTATGAACCAATGGCGCGAGCCATGAATGAAGTGTCACGACGAGAACTTGAATATGCAAATCGACAAATTCAAAAAACTAATGATGCTTTTATGGTCAAAAGTATTAAAAAATTAATGAAATAATGGCGACTCGTAAAAACAAACTGACAACCGTTTTTGACGCTGACGACAGACCGTTTCAAAAAAAGATTAAACGTGTACAACAGTCGGCAAAAAAGACTAGTGCTATTATTGGCAAGATGGGAGGCATTTTGGCCGGCGTTGGTGTTAGTGCATCATTAAACCGAACGGTTAAATATTTTGATCGCATTGGAAAACTTGCGACACGAATGAACATGTCTGCGGAATCGTTGCAAAAGTTATCACACGCCGCAGATTTATCGGGTGCAAGTATTGAGCAATTGCAAGGAATTATGACGCGTTTAGAGCGTCGTACTGGTGAAGCATTACAAAATGCTTCAGGTTCACAGGCTCAAAGATTTAGAGAGTTAAATATTGAAGTTGAAGCATTTTCACAATTGTCGCCAGAAAATAAAATAATGGCAATCGCTGATGCTTTTAATGCACTTGGAGGTTCTGAAAAATCAATTGCTTCTTTGATGGGATTATTAGATACCGAAGTTCGTGAATTATTACCATTATTAAAACTAGGTTCCGACGGCATAAATGATTTAGTCAAAGACGTTCAAACTTTGACAGGCGAGCAAGTAAAACAAATGGAAGCGGCAACCGATGCCATTACAAAATTCCAACAAGCAACAACGGTTGCATTTGGACAATCCTTAATTGGTTTACGAACAATAATTGATGGATTCAAATTTGCTATACCGGGAACAAGAGAGTTTAAACATGTTGGTCTTCCATATATGCAAGCACCTAAAGACATGACCAATTCTGAATTTGCCGATTTTGCTTATGAAGGAATAAGAGTTTCAAGTGCAGATCGACGACTTATGGAAAAACATAAAGTTGGCGATTTGCGTATTGCAAGAAAACGCGAAGAATTAGCCAATGAGCAAAAACGCAAATTTGAACAAGCAGAAAAACGAAGCGAAATAAAAGATTTTTCACAGTTTAAAAAATCAATGGGCGGTTTTTTAGAATCAAGGTTTTCAATTAGCAAAATTAAACAAACTTTGCAGCCTCATAAATTTAAAAACTTAAAAGAATCAGGCGTTGGTTTTATTGAGGATTTAGGAAGTGCAGGAAAAACAATTATTAAAAACAATAAAGAACGTGCCAGAATGGAAAATTTTGGAAATTTAGGAATCTTTGCCGGATTTTTTGAGGAGCAAGAACGAATGAATCAATCACAAACATCTGGTCGGTTTGGTGAATTTATTGCATCCGCAACGCTTGGATCAGGTCGAGGTCGTTCCGTCAGTCAATCAAGAGGCATTCGCATTCAAGGTTTAGACAAAAGCGTTTTAATTCAAGAAGCCATGAAAAAAGCACTTGAGGATTTAGTTGCAAACACAACAGAAAGATAATGCCAAAACCAGAATACAAAGGTGACATCCAATGGAAACAGCAACGCGGAACAACGTTTGCTGCTGACAATAATGGAAAGGATACGGTCACATTAATTTACAGAGGGCCAACTGACACCGCTTTAAATTTTAGATCCAGATGGAAAAAAGGCGCAGCTTGTCCGGAACCCGGATTTGGTCATTGCACTTTGACGTCAGCACCAAACATTAAACAAGACGAACACGCGTATTCAACGGCAACGCTTGTTTTTGAGGGTGCAACTATAGAAACATCAATTGATGATCCTGACAAAAAGCCGGTAACAACATATCAATTTGAAGCTCAACACGCGTCGTTTTGCATAGCTGATAAAGAAAGACAAAATCTAAAATGTTGGTACACTTATTATGCAAAACGCATGACCGCTAATTATGTGACAGATGTCAGGCCAACCAAAGCATTAAGTGTTAACAAAGCACACGCCGAAAATTATTTGGCTAATCCAAAACCGGTACCGATCAAACGTGAAGATTTTGACAAGGCTTTTGCCAATCCAAAAAAAGCCAATGAATTAAAAGAAAGAGAGCATTATCAGGTTGTATTTCCAGATGGTGCATTTTCATACACTGAAGAGGGTGGAGTTTTTACAGTTACAGAAATATTTGAAGTTTTTCTTGAAGGTATAAACGATTAATAATGATAGGCAAAAAACCAGAGCGGCCAAAAGGAGGATGGAAAATACACGAAAAACAATTACAGGAATTATGGGATTGGGTTAATCGCGAACGTGTGCTTGATGGCCCCGGAGTTCAAAATACAGGAAACGGCAAAAAGATTACATGGCGAGCGGATGACTTTTCTCCAATGTTCAGACCGTATTTTAATCGTGAATCGAAATACATTATTAAGATGGGAATCCGCACCGGTTACGTTTACGCGCCTTATGATGACGGAAATTCAACGCATCTTCCAATGCTCAACCGCTTTCCGTTTGAACCAAAGATTGGCAACAGCACATTGTCATCTACTCCATCGCCGTCATTAACATTAGAAAATTCAGCCACTAATTACATTTTTTTAAAACTAACGTGGGGATCATTTTCGAGTGCCGTTGGTGGATTTACACATGACAGTTCACACGCGTTTAAAATTAGCGATCAAGTTACAGCAACAAATTACACAGGTTACGCAGGACAGCATGATCATACAGGATACACAGGTTATGAAAGCGACCACACACATGGAGGTTCTGGTTCTTCATCAGGTGATCAGCATCGGCATACAATAGAAGCGGTCACGACTCATTTGCACACAATCCCTGCATTAACGGTTGGAACTGGTTATGTTAAAATAAACAAAAAAACTTATTACTTAACAGCCGCCGAGTTTATTACTCAAACCTCAGACACACCGCCGACAGAAACGGAAACTGTCACAAACATGCTTGCCGGTTGGATTAAACTTGATGCAAACGGAGACTTGGATACAGCAACAAACGACGGATCTCGATGGTTTATAGAGGGACCAGTTTATGCAGATAAAAATCCAATTTATATCACTGGTAAAAGTTCACCTGATAGAACAGAGCCAGTTGCACCAGTGGCATCATCTGGCGAGACAATTCCAGGAGAGTGATCTATCTAAAAACCTTATTCACTTTATTATGTTTAAGTGAGTGTCCATAAAATAGCTTTTACCGGTGACCAAGTTTTTTCCGCAACACATACCAGTGGAAGCGGCATTTATTTTAGATCAACAAATGTAAATGATGATGATAATTTGACGATATATGGAAAGCAAACAAGCGGATCAACTGCCGCTCGCGCCGTTATTGGAATTGGATCAACCGGAGGAAAAGTTGAAAGATTATCAAGTGCAGCTTGGAGTGATTTATATTTAGCTGATTTTGCAACAAATCTGCAAGGTATTGGTAGCGTGTTTTCTAATGACGGAACGGCTGCCACTGGTTCCGTAAAAGTCACATCTCAACCAAGCGACGGTGAAACTTTTATAATTGGTTTAACTGGTTTTTTAACAACCTTTACTTTTAAAACTTCAGTCAGTAGCGGCGGACATGTAAAGATTGGATCAAGCACCGCCGAAACCGCTGACAATTTAGCAAGCGCAATAAACGATGCTCAAACTGGTTCAAGTAATCCATCTGACAACACCGATTGGAATGTTACAGCAGCGCACCCATATTTATCAGCAACAAGCTCAAGTGGAACCATTACATTAACTGACCGTATCAATTGCAACCGTCAGTTGGCATGGGTAATTACACCATACGACGCCGCCGATTTTGCTATTTGTCCGATTCGTGGTGGCATCGATGGAACGTTAATTGTTGCAATGGCCGCCGGTACAAATAGCGCGTCGACGTCATCGAGTTCTGGACTTGATTTAGATTCTGAAGCCTTAACAACAACAAATGTCATTTCTGGCGTTCCAACTTATTCTGACGCCGTTAGAGTTGCCGGGCGATTTGCTTTATCAATAAAAGCAAACACATCACCCAATGGAGCTATCACAGGAATAGTCCAGTTATCAAATGACGGCACAAATTTTAATCACGACGCAACAGGATGGACCGACATAGATAGCGACCACGACCAGTTTATTTTGGCGAGTGATTACTTTGCAGAATACGCACGTCTTAAATTTAATAGTTACTCCGCAACAAACGCAATTGCGTTAAACATGAAATTCATTTCCCAAAGTTAAATGGCACACAGATTTATAATTGACGACCAGACCGGCCAACTTTACAAAGATTTCACCGGTCGCCGATTAACTTCGGCGGCTGAATTATTAAAATCCGAGCGTGGTTTATCACCAACACTTGAATTTTTTCTAATAAATGTTGCAAGTGATACCGGTGCAGTTACAGCAAAAACATTAACTAATGCACAATTGTCGGTTGCAATTGGGGCAACATCTATTCCGCCGGACACAGGGTTTATAAAAGCCTCGTTTACTCAATCAGGAACACTTTATGAATCTGAGCAGTTAAATATTGAAAGTTTAACGGCAGCCTCATTAGAAAGTGCATTTAACTCTTCTATACAACCTGTTTACAATATCGGCGGATTAACGGTTGATCAAATAGGGCCGGGAAAATGGTTGTTAACCATGAAAAAGGTTGGAGCCATAACTGGCTCGCCGTCACTTAATGTTGAAAACTCAGATCCTCCATCTGGAGTTGAGGTAACATCCGTTACAACTGGCGACTCAGATACAAGAGCGCAATGGATTGTTTCATTAGCTCAATTGCCAGTTGCTTCAATTGCAGGAGGTTCGTTTAGTGCAGTTACAAGCGGTTCTTTTTCAGGACTTAGTTCGTCAATTTCTTTAAACACAACTGGAATGATTGCGGCTATAGCTCGCAACATTAAATTGTTTGAGTTTTCTGTAATTCATAACAACCAAGTTTTACATAGATCAACAGTAGAAATAAACGAGTCACTTGATCCAACCGCAGCCGGAACGGTTGTAGTAACCTCTCCAAGCCTTTTTACTCTTGGAAGCAATGCCGTTAATCAAGGAGAAACAATTGCGATTAGCGGAGGCTTAACCTATGACGGCACAACCTTAGCCGCTCCATTTTTGCCCTTGGCAGGTGGGACGATGACGGGTAACGCTGTTTTTAATGATGGGGTCAAGGCAATTTTTGGAACTAGCTCCGATGGGCTTGAGATATATCATGCAAGTGATGAAAATTACATTGATGACTCTGGCACAGGTCGGCTTTTTATTAGATCAAATGGATCTGGTGTATTTTTGCAAAAAACTGACGGTGAAAATTTAGCAAAATTTAAAACAGATGGAGCCACAGAGCTTTATTTTGACGGAAGCAAAAAAATAGAGAGTACAAGCCTAGGCGCAACCATATCGGGCAAGCTAATTGTGAATGGTGACATGGATGTCAGTGGAACCACGACAACATTCAACTCAACAGTCGTGACCGTGGATGATCCTGTCTTTGGTATAGGCGGAGACACTGCGCCCGGCAGCGATGACAATAAAGACCGAGGTATTGAATTTAGGTATTATTCTGGATCTGCCAAGATCGGCTTTTTTGGTTATGATGACTCAGAAGATGCTTTTACTTTTCTTACAGACGCAACCAATAACAGCGAGGTATTTAGTGGGACGTTAGGAAATATTAAAGTTGGATCAATTACAGGTTCAAATTTTTACGCAACACAAATTAGAACAGAAAACGGAAGCGCATCATTTCCAAGTCATTCATTTACTAATGATTCAGACAGCGGAATGTATTTTACAAGTGGGGCATTATCCTTTGCCGTTGATGGATCAAGAAAAGGCTATATCACAAATGCAGGTATTTGGTCAGATGCAAACGTATATCATTCACCAACAGGATCATTTAGGGCTTATGGCTATAACGCTGTAATAAGTACAAATTCAGGCTATGAGATTTTATTTAAACCAAACGACACCGAGGCGGCTAGGTTTGACTCAGATGGGCAATTTATTGTTAAAGATCATATTAGGTTAGATGACACTTACAAAATTCAGTGGGGTGGTACTAATTCAAGGATTGACGGGTCACACGCTGACAATTTTTTAAGATTTTTTATAAGCAACACTGAAGCAATGCGCCTCAACTCCACAGGCTTGGGCATTGGAGTGACGCCAAGCGAAAAGCTAACGGTTGACGGTAATATTAGAATTAACGGAGATAATAAAGAGCTATATTTTTCTGGGAACCAAGCAAAATTCAGAACAAGCTCAGCATCTTCAGATGTTATTTTTGAAACTGGAACAACTGAACTTTTAAGACTAGACGGGTCGGCTAGTTCCATCAACGTGCCTGATGACGTTAAATTAAAATTTGGTGATGATGGCGATTTAGAAATTTATTC